TTCGAAAACGTAGCGTATAGCATTTACAGCATGATTGTCACTGTCATCAAATGCAAATACATTATCTACACAAGACAATGCTTTTATAATACTACTGCGTTCAGACCATGGCATAAACGGTCTGCCTTTTTTACGAGTTAACCATTCATCTGAATTAACACCTACCCATAGTTCTTTTCCATGTCGAGATGCTGCTTCAAAATATGCTATATGACCTGAGTGAAGAGGATCGAACCCCCCTGTAACAATTACTATGTCCATACTAATAATTATCAGTAATGTTATAGTTTATTAATTAATCTGATTGTTCCAATAATCTTGTTTATTTTTAAATTTTATTAATTCTTTTCTTGGGCCTTTGCCTGTCCAAACAATTGATTTAGGTAAAATCATATCATAATCAGAATATTTTAAATCCATTTTATCAAAAATGCCTTGTTTAAATAATTCGTCTAATGCACGTTGATCATCAAACCATTGTAATCTTTTACCTGATAATAGTTGTCTTAACATATGTCTACTATGCTTATTTGCTTTGAATCCTACTGCACTTGCTAAGGGACCTTTTTTCATATTCTTTCGATGTGTAATCCAGCAGTTACTAAAGTCATTTTCAAATTGAGTTTCTGTAATTGATCTTACAAAGATACTATCAGCGTCTAACGATAGTACATTAGCATCTAATGGTAATACGCCAGCAAGAATAATAAATCTATGATTACTCCAATAATCCTTTTCTTTACCTTTATATTCTAACGGTGTTTCGCTATAAGTAATCTTTACATTATTTTTAAGGCACCAACTAAAGTCTGCACTCTGCATATCGTACACATGTACATGATAATTTAGAAACGGAGCATGATACTTTGCACTTTTAATAAGAGGTATTATGTGTTCTTGAAAGTATTTTGTATCTCCAGATGTGTAAAGATAGTTAGAGTGAGGCATCTTCCATACCTGCTACTCGTAGTTTAACTACGTTTGTAATCTGCCATTGCTTTTGATCAAGTGCTTTTAGCACACCTAACCATTTGTTACGCATAAGAGCAAACTCGTTGATAATCTTTTCATAATCAACGACATCTGCCTCGCCGTCAACGTATTTTTCTACGTCACGGCTAGACAGTGCCCGTTGATAGTTTTCTAGATATTTCTTAAAGAAAGAACTGCGTAGTCTACGTAGTTCAATATTTAAGTAGTTTAGAATTGCTTCTAGTTCTTGTAACTGATTAAAACGATGTTCAACTATACCAGGCATTTCAGACGCTGCACGTTCTACATTACCTTTTAGTTTTACTTCTAATTTTGCGTCTACAAGTTCTGTTTCAAAATATTGTATAGCAGCAGGGATCTGGTTAATATCCCTGCTAACTGCACTATACCAGCCCATCTAGTCTTCCCATTCGTTTAGGTCGTCATCTTCATCGTCTTCATCTGCTAAGTAGTATTGAATTGCTGCATCAAGACTTGACTCAACACCTAAACAATCTTTAAGTGTTATATCATCTACTCCATAGTCAGCAAGAAGATCTACGTACTTTTCGGCGGCTAGTTCGATTTGTTTCTTGTCTAAATATTCTTTAAACAAAGACCAAATATCTGCTATTTGTTCTTCATTCATTTTCGAGTTGCTCCTCATTTATACAGACTCCTCCTCACTTTCATCAATAAGGTCTGCGTCTGCTGTGTCGTTATTTAGCACAGGAGCAAGTTTTTCTGCGTATTGGTTCATAATCATATCAAGCTTGGCGCCAGTCCATGCCTTTCTATAATCAAGATGTTCTTCACCATTTACGTCAATATATTTTAAGCGATTGCCTTGCTTTTCTAGCAAGCCTTTCTTTTCAAACAATTCTACTAGTCCACTATAAGGATTCATACCTGTTTCATATGGAATCTTTACTTGTACACCTTCAAACGGTTTTGCATAACGAGTCTTCATAACTTTACAGCCTGCACGTATACCACGTACTTCTGAAATTTTGTTACCAGCCTCGTCTTCTTTTAGTTTCATCTTTTTCATTGCTACAACAATTGAAGATGCATAGATAAAGCCTTGTCCGCCACTAATCTTGTCATCTGGATCAAACATATCCTGTGATGCATAAGTGTGATTAGTACATACTAAGCCTACATTACAACTACCGATCATGTTAACAGTGTTACGAACAAGTGCGGTCAATTGCTTTGGCTTACGCCCCATATCGCCTTTCATATCACCTTTGTTAAACTGATCAATATCAGTAGGTGTTAGTAACATACCTAATGAGTCAACTACAAATAGTACCTTTGGACGATCTTCTTCTGCCATAGATTTATAGTCTGACATAAACGTACTAATAGTTTTAGCAACGTCATCAATCATACTCATGTTTAGTTTAAGTAGTTTTTCTTCTGATGTATCTACATCTAGTGCGTGTAGCCATGATTCGTCAAGTGCATTCTCTGAGTCAATTAGTACTACAAAGATGCCTTGTTCTTGTGCATGTTTTACAATATTACCTGCACAAAAGTAAGATTTACCTGCGCCTGATTCGCCTGCAAATACAGTTACCTTACCGAGCGGAACACCCTTGTGAAAGTCGCCGCTAATAAGATAGTTCAGTGCATATGAGCCTGTGCTAATCCAATCAGTTGGATCATTAAAGCCTGTACTCATGCCTGATATGCTTTTTGTTAAGTCCTTACGGAACTTACTAACATCAAATGATTTAGCCATAGTTACTCCTTATTAAGCCAAAGTGTAGGGGATTTCTCCCCCACATGATTTTATGATTGAGATTGTCTTGCACGAATCATTGCAAGAATGTCTTGTGCTCCGCCTGCAGGTTCAGCGGCTGCTGCTGGTGCTGCTTCTGCTGCTGCTTCTTCAGTTGACTTAAAAGGAATGTCATCCATGCGTGGATCTGCTGCTGGAGCAGGGGCTGGCGCACTTTGACTTGTAGCAGTTGCTTGTGGTGATGCTGCTTTCATTGGATCGCCTGTACGTGCTTGCATACCTGCAGGACGGAAGAAGTTACTCCAACGATCTGCATCATATGCTTCACCGTCTACGGACGCCTCAAACATTTCTTGCATTACTTTTAATGCATTTGCATCTGGTTTTTTAGGAAGAAAATCGTTAAGATTAAACAGTCCATGTGTATTAACAGCCTGCATTTCAGCATCGCCTAATGGACGCTCTCTACGTGCCCATGTGCTTGTGCCGTAGTCTGCATAACCACCTTTTGATGTTTTGTTAAGGCGGAAGTCTACACCAGCAGTATAATCTGTTGGTAGTTCTTCCATGTCAGGATCCATAAGAGCTTGTTTAATAATTTGAAAAATTTGAGGACCGATAATAAAACGTCTAATTGGATTCTCAGGAGTAGTGTCCTCTGTTAGTGGATTATCAGTTACAAATCCTTGGAAGATATAAGAACGTTTCTTCCAATATTTACGACCCATATCTTCTAATGATGGATCTTTAAACCAACCACGTACTTCCTGTAGAATTGGACAGGAATCGCCGTACATTTCCATACACGGAACTTGTACTTGTACCGGACGTGAATCTGTCTCTCCTTTAATACCTTGGAACGGAAGTTTAATTACTAAACGTTCTTTCCAAAAGAAAGTGTTGTCAGCATCGCCATCAGGAAGGAAACGGAAAGTACAACTTTCGCCTTCTTTAATATTCCAAAATGGGTAAACGCTGTTATCACCGCCGCTGCTTGCTATATTACCGCCTGTGCGTGATTCTTGTTCTTTGAGCTTTGCTCTAATTTCTGCTAATGATGCCATAGTTGTGCCTCCTATAATGTTGCCTATGTCTTTGTTTAAGTCGTGTGCCTAAATGTGTAGCACTATTACATACTACACGATATTATTTATCTTGTCAAGCATAAAATGCTTTATTATTGGATTTATCTTAGTCCAGCTAACTCGCGTATTCTATCGTACTCTTCGTTATCTGTTTCCATTTGCTGTGGTTGATTACGCATTTCATATTCTTCGAACTTTGCTGACACTTGCTCAATGAATGACTTAGCAGGATTAATAAACTCTTCGCCGTAATCTTTTTCTACCATAGTTAATACAGCAGTTTCGCCTTTTGGAAATACACCGTTTTCTCTATCAAAGTAACTTAGAATAAACTCACCTAGTGGTGTCTTTTTGTCTTTTTTAGGTGTTATTTTGTCTACTTCGCTGTCTTCGTCATCATCGTCCATGTTAGCATCCCAGTCAAAAGCACCAGGGTGTGGTTCAAATGAACCTTTTGGTTTTT